CCACCGTCTGTAGCCCGCCGAGTGAAAGCTCGACGGCCATGGCGCCCGGTTTGTACTTTTTCTCGTTCGAGTCGACCTCGCCACCATCGCATTTGTCCCAGACGCCGGTATCCCCGATGTCTGCCACCGCGACGGTGACGCTGTACATGTCCTGTCTGCTCGGTTTCGGCATCAGAGACCTTCGTTCGTCGCGACCTTGCTGACGTAGATCGTGACGCGCTCACCGAACGGGTTCATCTTGAGCTCGATGACTGCGTTGATCTGACGTTCTGCAATGGTCTGTGCGGTGTTGACCTGTTCGCCGGTGTTCACCAGCACCGCTTCCTCGAACGTCTGTCCGAAGAGCGAGACGGGGAAGTACGGCTGGAGCATGCCCACCAACTCACCGTTGAGTTTGGCGAACACCAGCCCTTTGCCGTCGATCTCCTCGAACACGTAGCGTTCGGCGATCACGTTGGCTTTGGCGGCGATCTCCATGTACAGCCTTGCGTTGGAGAGCAGCAGCCAGGTCTGGTTGGTGGCGGGGTTCGCCATCGTACGGAACCCCATGAACTGTGCGACGCCTTCCTTCATGATCGAGGCGTTGCAACCTTCGTTGTTGAGTTCTTCGCGCTGTTTTTCGGTCCACGCAACCTGCGTGAGTTCGATCGTGTAACGCGACCAGCCGTACTTTTCGCCTGCGCCCGGTTTGTTGGGCGAGAACCCTTCCGACGCGAGACGCCCCAGGATGCCTGCCTCGACACAGCTAGGCGGAACACTCCTGGTCGTTCCCTGCGCCAGACCCGGCACGACGTGCCAGTTGACGAACAGACCTCCTTTGGTTCCGGGAGCACCCAGCGCCCGCCCGATCTGAGCGTTCGTGATGTGGGTGGCTACCGTCGCCGTGTCGGCACTGTCCAGCAGGGCGATGCGGTTGTTGGCGTAGGCGTGATTCAGCTGCGCTTTGTACGCGGCTTCGGTGGTGCGCCCCGGCATGCTGATCTGGCCAGGACCCATCGACCTCGGGAACGAGGTGTTGATGGATGCTTCCCACTGCGTGTCGGTGGCGTTGGTGTGGTCGTCGGCTCCGGTGGTGAGGGCCGTTTCAGCCACCGCCGTCGGGATGCCGTGCGCCAGGTCTTCGAGACGGATCAGCTTGGAGTTCACTTTCGCCCAGGCGACCGCTGCTTCGTTGGTCGCGAGTTCGGGGGATTCCTCTTTCTGCAATCCGTTTTCGTAGATGAAATACTTGAACTTCCCGGCGTTGACCGTCGTTTTGATTTTGAGATTGTTGCCCCATTCGCCATAGCTGGAAGCGATGACTTTGAGGGTGTTTTCAGCTGCCGCGTTTTTGATCGTCACGGTGGCTTTGACTGCCGCCGGTCCGACCACGCGGGTGATGTTGAGGACAGAACCGCCCTCTCGGAAGAAGACGTCCGCAGAACTGTACAGAGAGCCGTAGCTCACGAATTCGCCGTAGTGTTCGACGAACTGTGCAAGGTTGCGACACGTCACCGCTTCGGTACTGGAGCCTCGTTCCGCCATACCGGCGATGAACCAGGACCCTGACTGAATCGGCTGCGACCGAGAGGGAGGCGACTGCCGTTCGACTACTTCGCTTCCTGGTGCAGGCATGCTCAGTCGTCTCCTTCCGATTCGTTCGCCGCGACCTGGGCAGCCTGGGCGTCGATGACGTTCTGAACGTCCTCATCGATAATCCGGCCGTTTTTGCCGGTGCCCGTGATGCTTGCCAGGTCGATGCTGTTTGCCGTCGCCAGCTTCGCTGCCGCCGGAGTGATGTCTGCCGTCGTCTGTTCTTCGACAGCAGTGTCGACGCCCGCTTCGTCCACCGGGTAGAAGATGCCTTCCTCTACCTTGCGCTGGTTGAAGGGGTCGTCCAGATCAAGGTTCGGGACCAGTTCGCCGGGACCGAACACGTGACCTGCCGCGTCGTCCTCCGGATGGCTGCTCCGTACCCTATGGAACGTAGTGGCCGTCATGGCCCCACCTCTCGTTTTTCATCGTTGATCGTCACGCTGACATCTTCTGCCAGCGGTACTTCTGGGTCGAGTTCGTACGGATCCGGCGACGGCGCCATGATGCCTTTGCGCGAGTCGACGATGCCTGGAACTTCGACGGTGAAGAGGACCTGGGCCGATGCTTGAGCCCGGTCTTCTTTCTCTGGGACGTCGTTGTATTTCTCGTCTTCCCAGGTGAGTCCGCTGGTCACGCCCTGCAAGCCTGGCTGCTGAACAAGCAGCTGGCGCAGGACGGCTCCGTATGCGCGGGCAGTTTTGTTGGTCGCTTCGCGGTTGCGACTCTGTACGATGATGGCGACACCGAGGACGAATTCGCCCGTGTACTCGCCGCCACCTTTCTTTTTCGGTTTGCCATTCATTCCCGGCGAGACGATCACGCAGACCGGGGTTTCGTCACCGGCCCAATCGCGGAATTCGTTCACCTGCGTGTAGGTCTTGATGACCGGGATGGTTCGCGGATCGAGGCCGTTCTGGCGCTCGTACTCAGCCAGGTAATCTTCGATGAATTCTTCGATCGTTTTCTGACAGGCATCCGCCAGCATGTTGGCGCTGAAGTTGAGACCGAAGCGAGTGAAGTTCGTCATCGCGACACCAGCCACTCTTGCAGAACCTTGATGTACTTCTGTTTCTGCGCCTCAGTGAAGTCAACGGGTGGCCTCGCCGGACGGCTGCCGTCCTTGGCAGGACCCATGTGGTATTTGCCGTATTCGACCGTCGACCCGAAGTCAAACCCGATCGGGGTCACCTCATGCACCTGGTCGCTGCCCCTGTCGTCGGTCAGCGACTGCATCAGCCGGTCGGTCGCCCGCATGATCTCGGTGTGCAGACCTTCGGCTTCCTTCCGTTCGATCGTGACGGGCTTGAGCGGTGCCCAGCCTCCCGACATGGTCTGGCCCTCAGTGGCGAACTGCTCGCCAATGTCGGCGCGCATCATGTCGATGATCTCCTCGAAGGCAGGCGAGGCGTCGCCGGCCAACTCGGAGAAGCGAGACAGTTCGCGCACAAGCTGCTTCTGCCCGAACACCTCAAACTCTAGGACGACTCCGGCCACTAGAACCTGATCCTTCCCCAGCGGTTGCCGCGCGGGAAGTTGCCGCTCGGCATCTTCTCGCCGCCAAGAGCGCCACTGCCCTCGCCGCACTCATTCTCATAGTCAGTCACGAGGTCGCTGAGACCTTCGTCGTACTGTTCTTTGATTTTCTCGTACGGTGACTGATCGGTGCGCAGCTGGTTCATGAAGAACGTGAGCTCGACCATCATGGCCGCTCTGAGCGCGTGCACTTCTTTGGCGAGGTCAATCGGCCCGGTCGGACAAATGTCTTCGCCATCCTTCAAGTTCAGTTTGCCCGCGATCCGCGCCTTGGCTTTGTCGAGCAGATTTTGCACCTGGGAAGCGGTGGGCGTCGTTTCTTCGTCGAAGCCGCCGTCTTTGCCCCACTCACCCTTGGTACGCTGCGGCAGCAGGGCCGCCACGTCCTCTACCGTCGCTTCCCATGCGAAGTCGGTCATGCCGCCCTCCTAGCGAGCAGCGCAGGGACGACGCGTGAGCGCCGCCCCTGCTTGCTGTCGGACCTGCTGATCATTCGGTGGTGGTCTCCGCCGCCTGCGCGTCCAGGTAAGCCTGAACGTCGTCTTTGGAGATCCTGCCTTCGTCACCGCTGCCGGTGATGTCCGCCAGGAACACGTTCTGATCTTCGGCGAGAGCGACGGCACCGTCAGTGGCGTTCGCCATCTCCTCGTCGTAGTAATTCTTGACGTCGTCGACCGTGACTGCGTCTTCGTCGCCAGTGCCCGTGACCTCGGCAACGTCGACGCCCAGCCTTGCAGCCAGGTCGTCTACCGTCTCCGGCTCAGCAGGAGTGGTTCCGTCGTCCGTGGTAGGCACTTCGTCTTCGGACGGCGGGTTCTCCTGCGGGGCTTCGCCAGAACCGGCCACGTGGGCCAGCCCTTCGACCAGACCCGACCTCGGGTCGTTTCCGGTCGCGGTGTTCTCCGCCGCCAACAGGGGACCGACCAGGTCGGGATCCGTCTTGGCAACGTTGACGATCTCGGGTATGGTGTGCTCGGACACCCAATCCACGAGTTCATCCTCGCCCATCAGGGAGACATCAGCGGTCGCAGCCTCCTCAACCGCTTCGTCCTCCGGAGTGATGAACGCACCGTGCGCCTCGCCATACGCGATGACGTTGTCGGGGAGATCGACAACCTCTCCGCGACTGGACTGAACGACAGAAACGATGTCGTCCCCGTTGTAGTCCTTGCCTTTTTTGTGCCAGACAAAGGACTTGATTTTGATAGTGCGCTCGGCCATGACTAACCCGCCAGTCCGATAACTTTGACGACCGCGAACGGGTTGTTCACGTACATCACGGGGCGGACGCTGGACTGAACCCAGGTGCGCTCCGTTTCCTCCTCACGCCACGTTACCGTGCCGAGAGGTTTCTCCACCCGCATCTCGCCGACCTGCTGCTGGGCGACGACGTACGCGGTACCCGGCGTGACGCGGGGTGACACGTAGACTTCGATGCCCATGACACCGAGCAGGTCCCGCAGGCTGCCCATCCCGTAAATCGAGACAAGCTGGGTGAACTCCTGCGGGTGCAGCAGCCAGAGGTCGTAGACGATTCCGAGTTCGTCTTCCTCAGCCAGCTGCGCGAGGTGCGCGAAGTCGAACGCAGGCCAAAGGGACTGTTTGGTCTGGCTCGATCCGCCGACAACCACTGATGCCCAGTTGTTGCCGTTGGTGGTCTGCCCTGATGCGGCGATGCTTTTCTCCAACTCCGCAATCGCACGCTGGTTCAGCTTGCGAATGATGGTGTTGGTCATCTGGCGCATCTTGTTCGTGAACAGAGCGGCTTTGTTGCGTTCCCTGGCCTCGTCGGTCAGGAACACTTTGCCGCCCCACTTCTCTACTTCCGCGATTTCGGGCGCGGGACGCTCGCTCGTGATGAGCGGGAACTCACCGCCGGGGCTGACCCGGCTGATGTCGCGTGCCGCGTACAGTTCGTTGCGTTCCACAACGTCGTACACCACGGCACCACCGGTCACTCCGCCAGCTGAGGCGAAGATCCGGTCGATGATGAATCTCTGCAAGGAGAGATCCATGATCATGTTGGTAATCCGGGTCGGCTGTTCCAGCATCGTGTCTACGGTAAGTTCGTTACCGGAGAGCGACGGAGGACCGAGCGGATGTACCGGACTGTTTTCCAGTGCAGGCATTCCTCCTCCTTTCCTAGAACAGCTTCACGGGGCAGTCTGCCCCGTTGAGCGTTTTTCCGACGCAGAGCCCCACCGGGGGCACTTGCCAGACTTTCCCTTCTTTGGCTTCAGCTTCAGTCGCTTTCACGACTTTGCAGGCTTTGCCTTCAGCTGCCACCCCGACCATTTCGCCGAATTCGATTGCTTCGGCTGCCGTAACCGGTACGATCTTTGGGGCCGCCAGAACGGTGACCTTTTTCTTGGACGCCGCGTTCTGCGCGGCGACACCCAGCGGAGCGAACGTTTTCGCCGGGGCATTTTCGATCTGGATGTTGTGGCCTTCGGTGTCCGTGCTGAGACCCTCGAGAGGACCTCCCTGGACATCGCCTGCTACAACGACGAACCGTTTACCGATGACCGTCTTGGTCGCCAGTACCGAGCATGGGATGTCATCCCCATCCTCGAAATACGGAACGCACTCGTTGGTGACGGGGCTCATTTAACGACCTCCTGAGTGATCGTGCCCGCTCCGCCGACGCTGCCCCCGTTGGCGGCATTGATGCGACCGCGCTCTGCGGGGGACAGCCATGACGGGTCGTAGCTGCCACCGGCAGTCACGTCGTCGTCACCGGCACTGGCCTCGGTCCGCTCGGCGACGGGAATGAGACCCGCCTCCAGCTTACCGATCGCCGCTTTCGTTCCCTCCGGGTCCTGCTTCCAGAGTTTCCGCCAGTGGCCCTTGCGAGCACGGGGGAACTTGCCAGCCTTGACGGCTGCGCTGAGCTCGTCCTCGCGCTCTTTCTTCAGCTGCTCCTGACGAGCTTGGACGCCCATCTTGGAGTTAGCCTGCAACTCGGCGAGAGCGGCCTTGTCGATGGTCACGGTACCGGCCTCGACTTCACCGCCCTCGTCGTCTTCTTCGCCCTCGTCCTCGTCGTCCTCATCGTCCGACTCGTTCTCGGGGACCTCATCCTCTTCTTCATCCTCGTCGTCGTCGGACTCCTCGTCCTCCTCCGACTCGTCAGAAGCAAGGATGTCCTGGGCCTCTTTGAGAGCCGCCGCTACTTCCTGCTCGGTGGCGTTCTCTTTGAGGCCGAGGCTAGCGCGCAACAGCTTCGCCTTTGACGCCTTCGTCTTTTTGGCTTTCGCTTTGGGCACGCTTCCTCCTTCCTTGTCTTTGTCAGGTCGGGACTCCGACCGATCTTTGAATGAAGCGAGGATCTTGCCCTCGCTTACAACCGCTTTCGCGGCAGTCGCTTCGTTACTGCCTACGTCGACGTAGACGATTTCGACCTGTACCGGCTCGTCGAAGGAGATTTCTGCGCCCGACGGGTCGTACGGCACCCGCCAGAGCCCACCTTCTTCGTCGTCTACGATCAACTGCATCGGATCCACTTCTACGCGGCAAATCCACCACCACGACTGAGCGGCGTCCAACGAGTCGTAGAACTCGCGACGAACGTCGTCCACGGAGACAGCGGCAGTGATCTTGTCTTTCGGCATGTCACCTCCGACTGCCTTGGCGAGTATCTTCGTTCCCGAGACCAGGTTGGTCGTCGCGATTATTTCTAGACCCTCCGGAGCCTTCTCGCCGTACAGATCCGGTAGATCCTCCAGGGTGCTGACGCCAGGGGCGACAACACCAAGAAGACTGACAGCCGTGATCAACAGGGCATGCGGCGGCTTGTCCTCGGCCACCTGCGCGTCGAACGCGCCCTCGATTGAACGGGCTGGGTATGCGGTCGGCATCAACTCAGCCAACCAGATGGGTACACCGACGTAGTCGCCATATAGCGTCTGGCCGTTGTCGCCGATGTACATGTTCTTGATCGTGCCGAAGCACGGCTCACCGTCACCAAAGTCGGACTCGTGCCCGATCTTGAGACGCGGCGCAGTCACGGCCGGGTCGTCCTGTGCGGCCAGGGCAGCGGTGAGATGCTCCTCGGTGAAAGTCGTGATGCCGGATGGTACGTCCCCGTGCTGACGATCGGCACGTTGGGGATGGTCACCAGCGACCCTGCTTTAATCTTTTTAGGCATTGGTGCCTTCCTCTCCGTAGACGGCGATCAGGGTGCCCCGGCACCAGTCTCCACCTTCACATTCAGAGAAGCCGCCGCCGGGGTACGACAGTTCCGCTTCACCCATGTTGCCAAATTCGGTGCCATCCTCGCTGGAGCACGCCTGGCAAGTGTTCTCGTCCAGCAACTCAGACGAGTAGATCTTGCTCGGGTCGTTTTCCCGCATGGTCATCTTGCGACCACTGTTCATCGCCTGGCTCGTAGCGCCGCTCAACTGCTGCTTGACGCGGGCTTTGGTCAGTCCGTCAAGGTGGTCCTGCACAGCAGCAGCGACTTCCTTGGGAGTCAAGCTGCCCCCGCTGAGGGACATTGCTTTGCCACCAGCGGCCGTCGCGAGCTCCTGCGTAAGCACCTGGCCCACGGCTTTGGCCCGCGCGGTGAGGCTGTCCTCAAGGTCGCTGAGGCTGGGCCGCTTGGCTTTCTCTATGCCCTGAGCCTCGGCCTCCGTGGCTGCCTGGTCGATGCCATCGTCGGCCACTTCTTGCATGGCAGCCAGGATGGCTTCGTGCGTCGTGTCTTCGAGCGACAGCCCAGCCAGCTTGGCCAGGTCGCCGTCAGCTTCGACGATCAGGTCGTGCAGTTCTTCAACCTGCGCCGCCTGGAGTTCTTTGACTGCGTCGAACAGGCTGTCCCGTTTGGCCGTCCAGTCGGCGTCCATTTTGGCGTAGTCGACTTTGGCCTGAACCTCTTGCTCGTAAGGTTGGCGGCGCAGGGCTCTTTCAGGGAGGCTGACCGAAGAGGGAGTGTCGGCCGCCACCACCCTGCGCCGCCCCGAGCTAGCTTTCGCTGGCTCAGCTGGGGTGACCGGCGGTACCGCGTTGGGGTCTACCACCGGCGGCGGCGTATGTTGGGCAAGTTCTTTTTCGCGGTCCTGTTCTTCTTTTTTCTTGGCAGCTTCTTCTTCGCGAGTTTTCTCGGTCTTGATCGGCAGGTTGCGCGACTTGCGGAAGTAGCTTTCCAGTTCGGGGTCCATGACAATGAGACCCTCTTCGACCATGCTGACCAGGTCGGCCGTCGGAGCGTCCTCGTGCGACGCGCGGTCGTAGGTGATGCGCGGGATCGCCTCTTCTTCGCCCCAGTTCCAGTCGACCCACTGCTCGACAAAGCCCTCGGTGAACTGGTTGACGATCGTCTCAGCGACGCCTTCCTGCGCATACGTGAAGTAGTCCATCATCTCAGAGCCAAGCGCGCGGCTGCCGGTTTTGGTCGTCCCCAACTGCATGAACATCATCAGGAACGCTTTGGACATCTCCTCGTTGTGCATCTGGATGGATGCCACGGTGTCCGGCACGCTGCCTTCGACGCCAGCCAGTTTCAGTTTGGCTCCGGCGGGCACTGCCAGTCCGGCCTCGTCGCCAGCACGGACTTCCTCTGCAAGTTCGTCAAGCGCGTCGATCAACTCTTGGCTAGCGCCTTCGGGTGCCTCGAACCACGGGATGCCCATGCCCATCCGCTCGTGCTTCTGAGCATCGACGCGCATCAACATGTCCTTGATCACGTAGTTGCGGAAGCAGGAGCGCAGCATCGACCGGCCTGCCCAGTTGGCGCCCTCTTTGTCCCAGACGTACCAGAGCAGCGCGCTAGCCGGGATGCCCGGTCCCTGCCAGTTGCTCGCGCCAACGAACGGCGAGGCGAACTGTTTGATGCCCTTGAGATCGCCGTTGCGTTCGACGTTGATCTGGCTGATCGTGTTCGGCGGCCGCGGGATGATTTTGTCGATGTGGTACAGGTCGTCGCCGTACTTGTCTTCGTCCATGATCATGACGAGTTCGAACGGGCTGTGACCGTACGTGAGGAACTTGAGCGCTTCGGGCAGGTGC